CTTCGTCGGAACCTTGGCCATTCACAAGCTCATAAGCGATCTGCTCTAATACGCAAGTGGCCAGTTCCTCCACAAGGTACTTCTCGAACGCGTCAATGGCCGTATGCCGAACGGCTGCGCTCATGGATAGAACCTTGATCAGCTCCAGCGGTGCGAAGGTAACGTTTGCCAAGCCCACCTTTTGGGTTTCCACGGGCTGGCCTTCCTGGTGCCTGCTTGCCCTTCCAATAGGAGTAGCAATAGGAACCTTCAAGCTGGCAGGAACATTAAACTGTCTGGCTTCGGCAATAATGCCGCCCATGTCCCTGGCCTTGCTCACAATCTCGTTCAGGGTCTGCGTAGGAATTACCGCTGCGCTATCGCTTACCACGTTAAACAGGTTAGCGCGCTTCTCGGCCAATTCCATCGCCCTGTTCCAGGCCAGCTGCTCCTGATCCATCAGCTTCTGGCCCAACAGGGTCTTGAAGAACGCACTCCTGTATTCGGCACTAGCAAACACGTTGTCATTAGTGAACCTGGGCTGATCGAAGTTCATGCCAGTAATGGGGTTAAACTGGCTGCGCTTTTCAGCCGTCTTGTCCTCCCAGTTTTGCTTTACCTGCTCCAGGGCCTCCAGCTCAATGTTCAGGGCCTCAATGTTGGCCTCTGGGTTAGAATTCACTTCGTCAATAATGGCAGCGGCCCGTTTCTCTATGTCCTCAACGCTAAAATGGCGGTAAAAGTTAAACGCCTCTTGAACAGTCTTGAATCTCATATGTCAACACTCCTTAATCGTATTCGGTTAGCCCTGATAATAAGGGCTTTTCTTGCAGGGTCGTTCAGCTTGTCCCAGGCCCCCTGTATCTCTGCCCTAGCTTCTACCGAAGTCTGCGGGTATGCAGGGAATGGAACAATGCTGCACTCCAGGATCTTCTTGATCTTGGTTATAGTCCTGGTGTTCGTCCGCGGGTCGTAATGGCTGCCGCCATCGGCCACCACGAACGCCATGCTCATGCCTGAAAGGTCGCCGCGTTTTACTGCCGTATAAACGCTGCGGCCCTCTTCTGTATCAGGCAACAATGCCACCATGCGCAGGCCTGCCTGATCTACGCTCAGCCGCATTGTTTTGGGTGTCCGCGCAAGCGGAATCCTGCTTAAATCGTGGTTGTATAGTAACCGCGTATCCGATAGGTCGGCACCGTCCAGGGCACCTGCGCGGATCACTTCTGTGAAGCTGCCAAACTTCTCTTTAATTACCGTGGGCTGGTCATACACTAAGGGCCTGCCCTCCAGAATTAAAGCGTTATCATCAATCGGGTCTCCAATAGCCCTTAATTCAGCTATCCGAATTTCTTTCATCCAGATCACCTTCCAGCTGGTACTGATCAGCTTTATCTGCACTCACAACGTTCAGGGTCTGCAGCCGCTTGTCGCCGCCTTCTACCGCAGGCAGGTTCAAAATTTCCCTGGCCTCGTTAATAGTGAATAGGCCATAGGGCAGCAGCTCTTTGATGATGTTTACCTTGCTCTGTGCGCTGGCGTACTGCAGCCGCTGGCTCTCGAAAATAATCATGTTCCCAAAACCCTGCTCCCGCGGTGTAAACACCTTGCTGGTTAGCTCCAGGCTCAGCTGCAGGGCTATAGGTTCCAGAACGCTCTCATAGAAGGCAGCCCATTCGTTTTCGTCATAGCTGCTGGTTACAATGGCCTCGCTAATACCCAGGTAACTGTAAACCTTGTCTTTAATGGCCTTCAGCTGCTTATCGTCAATAGAATAGGGCTTCATCTCAAGTGGTACATAGTCGGCCTTCGCGTCCAGGGCCGCAATACCGCCCTCATTGGCCACGGTCAAGTAATCACGGATAAATGCTTCCTTGCTTTCCCGCAGCTTTTCATCGCTCAAAACCTGGTTGTATTTCAGTATGCCGCGGATAGTACCGCCCTGCTTAATGGCGTTCCGCAGGCCTTCGCTCTGCGTATGGGCCAGGTCTAAGGTCGGCAGAATGGCCGTGTTGATATCCCCCAGCAGGTCATTGTTGTTAAAGTGTCTGCGCAGGATCAGCACATCGCGGAAGGGCAGAATAACTGTCCTACCGCCTGCGAATATGAACCTGCAATAAAGTTCCCCAGTCGGGTCTGTTACAAACTCCATGCTGGAAGGCTTCAGCGGCCATATTGCTTCCAGGTTCCCTTGGCCGCCCTTCTGCAGGAAGGCAAAAGAAGTGTTGTTCTGGTAGTAGTGAACAACTAACTTATACTGCAGGTCATAAGCCGTCATATACGGGTTAGGCTGCACCTGCAGAAGTCTATTAAGTACAGGGTCGCCGTCCTTGCGCTGGCCCTGGTAATTAACGATATGGCGGCCCTTTAGCTTGCCTGCGTTCCTGGCTATCGCGTCAACTGCTGCCCGGTAAATATCGTTTTCCCATGCGTTCCCGCTAAATGGCGTAAAGAACGCTGGGCTGCCGCTCAATACTTCGGCCCTGGTTGTAGTGGTAGTGTCTGGTTGTCTTGGCCGTCCAAACAGTCTTTGGAATATACTCATGCCCTCACCGCCTAACAAATGACAACGTCCAACTTGGGTATGTTGTCAATCTTTGTTACACCAACGGCTTTAGTTCCCCGAGGAATATCCACCACCATGAATTCCACTTCGTGGCCCTCTCGCAGATCACCAAAATCCGTTATGCACCCCGAACGGTGGAAAAAGTGGCAGCTGTCGTCTTTATCACTAACAACAAAACCATATCCCTTGTTCTGATGGATCATTGTGATCATCCCTGTGTGCTTTTTTGGCTTTTCCATCGGTTCTTCCCCCCTCTAATCAATTATACCAAACTTCTGTTCTGTTTACAACACATACAATGTAAACATTACCTCCAAAAAAATACGTATTTCCAGCCGCACCGCCTGCACTTGTAAAGGCCCTTAGTTACCCCCAGGTTCTCCTGCACCGTCTTGAATGGATAATTAGCAAGGCCGCACTTATCGCAAGCACAAACAATGTCTTTGGCCTTCTGTTCGGCCATGTTCAGCTCACCCCCTGGTTTTGTCTTTTTCATTACTCGCTCGCTCCTTCTTTTCAAACTTTAGGCAGCTCACCACTTGCCCTATAACCTGCTTACAGTTCTTCTTGCACATCGTGCAAATTCTACTCATTACGGCCATCCCTTCTGTATGGTTTTAGGCATATCCAACACCTCCAAGCGTTTTTAAGCCGTTTCTAGGCCCCGAAGTGATTAAGGCAACCCCTAACTACCCCCTGTGTATTTCCGCCCGTCCTGGGCCATTCTGGTGCGTCTGTGGGCTATTCAGGAAGTCCCTCCGCCACTGTCGCGGAACCAGCGCTCTGTGAAGGTTACATTTGTAACTTTTTCGGTTACACGTCCGGTTTGGTGCTTTTTTGCTAAGTCTAAAACATCTGTAACTGGTACTTTTCGCATAGGGCATATAAGCCACTGTCGCGGAACCAGCGCTCGGAGAAATCCGCCATGGCGGATTTTTTCTCCGCCCTCCCGTTTTGATGTTCTTTGGCGATTTCCAGAACGGTGGCGGAACCAGCCCTCGGTGAAAGTGACAGTTGTCACATTTTCCGTGACACGCCCCGTTTGGTGTCGCCTTGCCAAATCCAAGACTCGTGTCACAACTTTGCCAATTAACCCGGTATCCCTAAACCAACGCTCGGTACAGTTGTACCATTTTCGGGTACACGGCCTTCTTGATGCCCCCGTGCCAAATTCAGAACTTCTGTACCAATAGTGTTCAGTACGGCAATATAATGCTTAACCTGTTCACGCGTTCAACCGATCCTTTCCCCAATTTCCGCTTGGGTCAATCCTTCATCCCGCAAGCGCCCAATAACATCAAGCCAATCAAACAAGTCCATGTGAATGCTTAAATGCCTTAAAGTAGCTTTACTAGGTTATTTGGGCTATACCATAACAAGGAAGAATGTGATCACACTCTTTCTTGTTATGGTTAGTATCTATAACCTCACAGATAATAAAAGGATATATCTCCTAAATATAGAAAATCATTAGTAAAAGGGGGTTGTCAATAATGAAATTAAAGAGGGTTGCATTAAGTATACTGGTTTTTATTCTGGTTGGCTCTGGGATATCTTTAGCATCGAGCCAATGGAGGAACTCATCTTCTCTGGACCCAATGACTAATGAAATGACGTGGTGGGCTATATCACCATATGTAACTTCCACATCTAAAATGAGCTTTCCGTATACTGGTACAGAAGCGTGGATAGGAATTGGCAAAGACAGCAAAGATGAATGGGTTTATATTGGTTTCACTAACGAACCTAATCTAGTAAATACTAAAATAGGTAACGGTTATAACTCTGTAAAAATAAGGATAAAATGGGACGATGAATTGACAGAAACAACCTTAACGCAAACATGGGGTTCAAAATTCCTACACTTTTTAAATGACCACGAGATAATTTCAAGGATTTCTAAACATAACAAAGTGCTTATAGAGTTAGAGTGGTATGGAAGCGGTAAAGTTTACTTTGAATTCCCCTTATCTGGCTCTGCAAAAGCTATCAAAACAATGCGCGAGGCATTTTCCAAGTAGACATACACCAGTCTAGCTGGGAATATTCCCCATTTCCCGTTTTAAGGCACTTTCAAAACCTTGTCCGAAGATTTACTCATGGCCTTAATTTGATTTAGCTGTTGGAAGATCAGTAGGAGGACAGCAAAATAGCTGGTCTTTTCCCACCTGATTAAAGTTCTAATATTCTGTCTATTTAAAGCAAATCGAGTAGGTAACCGCTAGGTGATCAGCCTAGCGGTTTTCCTCATTACTTGGTGTTGCTTATACAGTTCTTCAACCTCTTCAATATCATGGAAGAAGAAGATCGCTTCATCGGATATGCTCATCTTGATCGCACTACTTGGAAGAACGTCTGTTGCTTCTTCAACCGTTCTGTTTGACGTGGTTCCCGTATAAATATGTGGATCAGCACCACTTTCTGATGTTCG